ATGACCACCGAAGATCGCATTTCCGGGGCGAGAGCCTATCTCGCCAAGCTGCCTGCCGCCGTCGCAGGCCAAGGCGGTCACCCTGCCACCTACCGCGCTGCCAGCATTCTGGCCAACGGCTTCGACCTGCCGTGGTCGGACGCCTGGGCCTTGCTTCAGGAGTTCAACGCCCGTTGCTCGCCGCCTTGGTCTGAGAAAGACCTGCGTCACAAGTTGAACGACGCCTACGTCAAGCCGCACGAACGTCAGAAGGGCTGGCTCGTCGCCGGCAAGGAACGCCGTGTCGGCGCGAACGGACGCTTCGTCTTCGACCCAAACCGTGTCGCCGAGCTGGTCGACGTGCAGACGCCGTTCACGACCGCCGACGTGCTGCTGAACTGCTTTAAGGACGAGGACGTCATCTGCATCACGAACGAGGCCGGCCAGACCGAAGACGGCAAGTGGTTCCCGGCGTCGAAGGGCATCTTCCTGACCCGTGCCGAATGGATCACCAAGTTCTTCGGCCCCGGAGCCGTGGGGGCTGCGAAGTTCGCCGGCACGGAGTCGGGGGCTTGGATTCGTATCAACCCCTTCACGCCTGACGACTTCACGGGTACGGACAACTCGGTTTCGGCCTACCGCCACGTCTTGGTCGAGTTCGACAAGAAGGCCAAGGACGAGCAGATTGCCATCTTCCAGCAGTCCAACCTGCCCATCAGCCTGCTCGTCGACTCGGGCGGCAAGTCCGTCCACGCTTGGGTGCGTGTCGACGCCCAGAGCAAGGAGCAATGGGAGGAACGGCGTAATACGGTGTATGACTACCTTTCCGACCACGAACCCGACCCGCAGAACAAGAACCCTTCCCGATGGAGCCGGCTGGGGGGCATCATGCGCGGCGAGAACGAGCAAAGAATAGTGGCGTTCAAGATTGGTTCGCTGGACTGGGACGAATTCATGGCGTGGCGTGAGGGTCAGGACTTTCCCGAGGAGGTAACGACCGATGTCCTTGAGAACTACGACGTCCTGAACGACCCCAACACGGTCATCGGCCACGGACGCTGGTTGCAGAAGGGCGGCTCGCTGCTGATCACCGCACAGTCCGGCATCGGCAAGTCTTCCTTCGCAATGCAGATGGCCATGTCATGGGCTTGCGGACGGGAGTTGTTCGGCATCCCGGCGAAGCACCCGCTGAAGATGGGCGTCCTCCAGGCGGAAGGCGATGTCGGCGACATGGCTCAGTCCTTCCAAGGGGTGATGTCGGGCATGAGACTGAATAACGACGAGAAGGCGATGGTCAGGCAACATCTGCATTTCTTCAACGAGTCGTCGAAGCGCGGCTCAGATATCATCCAGCTCGCCCGTAAGATCATCGTCCGGCATAAGTTGGACGTCATCGTCCTCGACCCGCTGATGGCCTACATCGGCGGCAACATCAACGACAACGTCGACGTGACTAACTTCTGCCGTGGCCTGCTGGAGCCGATGCTCAAGGAGACGGGGTGCATCGCCATCCTGATCCACCACGAAGGCAAGCCGAAGGCCAAGGAGGTCACGGACGGCCAGACCTTCTCGGACATGATGTACAGCGGTACGGGCGGGGCGGAACTTGTGAACTACGTCCGCGCCGTCCTGAACATCAGGCGGGAGTCGAAGGACTTGCCGGTGTTCTCATTCAACCTGTCGAAGCGCGGCAAGGAAGCGGGGATGCGGACGCCCGACGGCAAGCCTACCCTTGTCCTGAAACTCAAGCACTCGGACGACCGGGTATTCTGGGAGGTCGCCCCCTTGGCCGGCGGTTTCGAGCTGCTCAAGGTCGGGCAGCAGTATCGACACTTTGAGTCCAAGCCCCGCCTGAGCCGGGGGGCTTTGCTGGAGGAACTGGTGGCGGATCACAAACTCCAGCGCGACCAGGCGGAAGCCCTGATTAAGGCTATGGTGACCAACGGCATCATCGAACCCCGCAAGGTGGGTGCGGCGTTGTACTACCAAGGCACCAAATACGACGCATGAGCATCGTGTCCACCCTGCACGTCCGTCCCATCGATTATCGGTTGGCGATGGATACCATCGTAAAGAATCATTACCTGCATAGGGAATGTTCCTGCTCGGCTGCTTTCGGCCTGTTCACGGACGAGAAGACCAACGACGACTTCTTCCAGCAGGGGCGTCTGGTCGGCGTGATCGTCTTCGGCAAGCCGTCTTCCTATACCCTTTGCAACGGCATCTGTGGCGACGACGAGAGCAAGAACGTCGTGGAGTTCAACCGCCTATGGGTCGAGGACTCGATGCCCAAGAACACGGAAAGCTTCTTTGTCGGTCAAGCCCTTCGCCAATGCCCCTTTGAAATCATCGTGTCCTTTGCCGATTCAGAGCAGGGTCATGTGGGGTACATCTACCAGGCGACGAACTGGATTTATACGGGGGTCAGCCCCAAGATGAAGTACTTCAGGCCGAAAAACGCCTCGGATAACGCTGGCGGCACGGTCTACCGCCGGCGGGAACGCATGGCCAAGCAGGAGATCATCGAGCAGTTCGGCGAAGACATGGTCGAGGAATACTTCAGCAGCATGAAGTATCGGTACATCTACTTCAACTGTTCCAAGACCCGAAAGAAGGAACTGATGAAGAAGCTGAAGTACCCAGTCCTGCCATACCCCAAGAAAGGGGTCTAGGAAGCCCGTGGCGGGCTTTTCTTCCGTAGTCTGACTACTACTGCCAACCCGACCCCAAGACAGCCTACGCCCAAAGCCCAGCCCAAGTCCCGGCAGGACTGAAGGGCGAGGGTGGCGGTGGACATATTCCGCTCCAAATCCTTGGAGTCCGACTTCAGCCCCCCGTCGGTGACCAGCATGACGAGGGCGTCCGTATTCTGGAGCTGGTCTAGGACGAAGCCTGCGATCCAAGCCGACATGGCTGCGGCGAGGCCGGCGGCGACGACCAGTCCGATGACGGCGAAGAGCAGATTGCTCTCACTTCCGTCGCTTGGAGGCAGGTCTTTTTTTGGCATCTTTTTTCGGGACGCCTACCTCGGCGTCGCCCTTGGATTTGATGTATCTCATCAGGTAATCCAGACATTCTGGCGCGGCATAGCCGCTGGCACCCACGACGCCCATTTTTAGGCCGGCGTTTTGAATATGGTCTTGGATGCAATAGCCGACCAAGGCGGCGGTGATCGCAGCGGCAAGGACACGACGGATTACCCAGCCCAGCGAGACCGGCTCAGTACTGAGGAGAAGTCTGGCAACCATCGCTAGGCCACCTAGGACGCCCGCTATGACGCCGTCTTTGACCTCCCTAGGGATGTCGTCGGGATTTAGAGGTGCCGCGCTCACGAAATCTTCGGGGGCTTGGCGTTGGGGGCGAGCAGGACACGGCGGTAGTCCTGATCCCAGAGCATGGCGGCGAGGTCTTTGCCTGCGCGGTCGACTTGGGCTTCTGAGAGTTCGGGGAAGGTCAGGTGGACTTGCTCATGGCAGAGGACTTCCAACTGCCGCTTGGCACCGAGGCGGGGGTCGATTTCAATCAGCCCTTCGCCGATGGTAGCCTGACCCCAGGCTCGCTGGCGACCGAGCTTGACCCACTTGACCTTACTCTTTTGGCGGCGTTTCGTCATGGTCGTTAGAGCGTACGGAATCCCGTACCTTGTCGGCGAGCCACCAAAGCCCGAGGCCGGCGGCGATCAGCAAAGTGGCCCCGGCAATGTACTCAAAATACGGGCTATCGATTATGAACGGCACCGCGCCGCAGAACGCCCCGCATAGCAGGAGGGGGATGCCGATTTTCGGGCCGAGGAAGGCGGTGGTCAACGCACCGATGACGGCGAGTCCAGCACCGACGAGCGTCCACGTCTGGGCGGAGGCGTCCTTCTTGACCCGTTCGATTTCGGCTTGGAGTTCCTTGATACGGCCATCCTTGAGGTCGGAGACGCGCTTGGCTTCGGCTTGGTCGGCTTCGAGCTTCTCCCACGCCTTGTTTACGGCGGTGGCGAGTTTGCGTCCGAACTCCATTTGCTTGGCGTAGTCGATTTCGCTACCCTTGGCTGCGCGAGCCATGCTGAAGGCCACGTCCGCCTCCGGGGGTGGGGGCAGATAGGACTGGGCTAGGCGGGACTCGGCGACGACCACCTTGGGCTTGTCTGCGTTACGCTCGATGGCGACGAGGGCGGCACCTACCCGGTGATCCGTCTTATCCAAGTCCTTACCGAGGGTGGCGACGGCGTCGGGCTTGGTCGGTGCGTCCGGCTGCTTAGGCAGCGGGGCGTCTACTGGCTTGGACGACTTGCAACCAGCCAGAGCCGCCAAGGCGATGACCAGAAGAAGCCGCATAGTCTTATCGACCCTTGAGGATGTCGAGCAGGCTCTTGCCTTTCGCCTCGATGGCGTCGGCCTTGGCCTTGTGCTTCCGCATGACGAGCAGTCCCGTGACCAGGCCGGCGATGAAGGAGAGGATGGCGAGGATCATGTTAGTTAAAATACTTAGTAATTTGTTGAAGGAATGAATCTCCGTTTTTCACATATAAATTTCGTCCGAGACCCCCATCAGTAATGTCACCGTTCCAAATAATTACCCCGGGAGTTTCGTTGTTATTCAACCCAAACGTATAATTTCCATCGGTAAGTATAAATCCATTTGAGAAACTACGAATTGCCGAATCTGGACCCGTATGGTAAACCGTCGTCTGGTTGTAAATAGAATCGTAAGACCAAGACGTAATGTAATTAAAATAATTAAAAATAAACCAAATCTTTTCTAGGCTAGGATTATTGGGAATTGATCCCGGGGAACCTGCGGCGGTGTATTGCGTAGTACCATCTCCGAACATGATTCCGTTCGTATCGACCTTCAGCGCGGCGTTCGCATCCGGGGCGACGCCGATGCCGACCTTGCCGAACTGATCCACGGCGAAGCGGGTCGAGTCTGGGGTCGTGCTGTCCTCGACTTCGATGGCGTTTGCCGTTCCGAGCTGAGTGACGCGCAGGGCGGCGGTCGATGAAGAGGTCGTGTTGATGACCATCTGGCCAGTAAACGTGTTGAACTGGTTCAGGACGGCTAAGTTGTAATTAATCCCGCCAGTCCGATAGGTGATTTTAGGGGAGGCAGCGTTTGAAATCCACAGGTCTCCGTTCATTGCCGAAGCCGGTGCAGAGTCGCATTGCCCTCCGAGGTTCACGCTCGGGCTTGATGCCGAAATCGTGGCCAAGTTGACCTTGCCCGTGAACGTAGCCCCGGAGAGGTTGGCCTTGGCGTTGAGCGCGGACTGCAAGTCCGTCTGCGAGCTGAGAGTGCCGGTGATCCCGCCCCAGGCCACGGAGGTCTGCGGGGTCACGCCGCCGACGTTGATAACCCACGCCGAGTACGTTCCCGATCCCGTGTGATGGTTCACGTCCACCGTCATCGCGCCCGTGCCGGAGTTGTACGTCAGCACCTCGCCGTGCATATGGTTCGAGGAGTCGAAGGAAATGGTGACGTTCTGCGTCGGCGTGTACGACAAGCCCGTGCCGACGGTCAGGGACTTCGTGCCGTTGCCAATAGTGAGGCTCGTCGTCGAGGTCGTCAGATAGCGGTCGCCTGGTACGAAAGTCTGCCAGTTGGCGGCGTAGTTAGCCGAGCTGGTCTTCGTCAGAACCTGACCAACAGTTCCAGCGACGGGAAGGCCATTGGTGGCCGTTCCAGTAAACGCCGTCGTCTGAGACGTGGAGTCAGGGAAGGTGATTGAACCGTTCTGAAGGACAAGACCCTGAGTCATGTCCAAGTAGTTCGTCAGGATGCCGTCGCCGATGAAGACTTGATTCTGGCCTAAACCTGCGTAGCCCCCAGCAGCGATGGAGATAGATTCAAAGTTCGGATTCGGGCTGATGCTGACGGTCTGGGTTACTGAGTCGTAAGCCAGCGGCGCGGTGGCGAAAGCGATGCCAGAGGTTCCAGGGACACCCTGCGGGCCTTGAGGGCCAATATCGCCTTGGTCTCCCTTATCGCCCTGCGGGCCTTGGTCTCCCTGATCGCCCTTGTCGCCTTTCGGGCCTTGGTCGCCTTGGATACCCTGAATGCCTTGAATACCTTGGATGCCTTGGTCACCTTGGTCACCCTTGTCACCTTTATCACCCTTTTCGCCTTGGATACCTTGGATGCCCTGAATGCCTTGGATGCCCTGAATACCCTGATCGCCTTGGTCACCCTTGTCCCCCTTCACGCCTTGGATACCCTGAATGCCCTGCGGGCCTTGAGGGCCGGTCGGGCCGGCGGGGCCAGCGAACTGGACTTCAAAGGCGGCTTGGTCGTTGATGCTGATCGTGAAGGACATCAGTTAGAAACTTTGTTAGGGGTGACGTTGGGCAGAATCTCCAGGCGGACGGTGGCCGAGTAGAAGACGTCCGTGGTATTCTCGTAGAACTTGATATCCCAGTAGGCCGTGCCGGGGTGCCATTCCTGCGTCTGGTTGTAATAGACGGTGAAGGTCGTGGGGCTGGTGATGGCCACGTCGAGGTAGAAGAGCTTGTTCCGGGCGTCGCGCAGCGCGGTGACGATGGTCACGCCAGTCAGGTCAGCAGGCCAGCCCGGTTCGGTCGTATAGGTTCCGGCACCGTTGAAGGTTACCCCCTGCTTGAACTGATGTTGGGTGCAAGACATGGTTTGCCGTTTGGGTTTAGCCGTATGTCAATACCCCTTAAAAGGGTCAGAACCCCGTCAATTTACCGATATCGTAAATCTCAGTCCCGCCTGGGGGCTGATCGGAAAGGGTCTGTCCGCCTTGGTTGGGGTCGTGAGCGTCTGCCGTAATAATGAACGTCCCGATGTCCGTATCCAATGCCTCCCCTACGAGCTGAAGGAAGTCATGGTTGTCGACTGTCTTGTTTGGGTATTGAATGCCAATGCTCCACCCGGTGTAAATGATAGGGGGTTCTGGGACTTCCTGACTGTTATTGGAAATGGTATAGTATGGCGGAGGGCCGTATGTATCTTGACGGAATAGGGAGCCGCTATCCCATTTGAAGAACTTAGGAGGACTTGCTACGCTCAAAGGCCATTGCCTTGAGAATTCTGTATATGATGCGTTCCAAGTGAATGCGTTAAGCACAAGCGGCGAACGCATCGAACCCCAAGTCGGCCCTGATGGGTTGAACCCACCTACCTTTGGCCCGCCGATGCGGGTAGCCATCAGACTCCCGCCCAGTAATAACGGGCGGTGTCAGTTCCGACCTTCAGACGCTCGGCCCAGACAGAGCCGGAGATGGTCTGGTCGATGGTGAAGTTTTGGGGGTCGCCGATGTTCCGCGCCACGCCCATGAGGATGTAGCAGTACTCGTCCGTGTCCGTGAGCTGAGTCTGAGACTGAACCATCGTCGGGTAATACGGGTCGGTCTGATCCGTGACCGGGAAGATGGGGTTATTTGAGGCGTAGGCTTCCGTACCCAGGCGGAGGTAAATGTAAGTGTCCTGATTGATGAGGAAGTCGATGGTCGCCGGAAGGAGCGTACCAGAGGCAGGTTCGTCGAACGGTACGAGGTTGTTGACCATGCCCGCGCAGACGTCGGCACGGTAGAGGTCGCCGGCCTCGCTTGGTACGACGAACGGGTGGAACTGGAAAGGATGCTCGCAAGCGTTGTCGTCCTGAGCCGCGCAGCTCGCCGGGATGAGGTAGGAGTAGTTCAAGGAAGTCCAGTCAGCGGGGCCGATGAATTCTTGGAACCATTCGTCCGTGACCGGCGTAATCTCCTCGAAAGCGTTAAGGTCATTGGAATTGACGATATCAGCCCATGCCTTAGGCGTCGTATTCTTGTTCAGGTTGTACGGGTCGTTCGACTCGTTCAGATCGTCCTGATTGCAAAGGGTAGTTCCATTGAACAAGCAAGGAATCTGAAGGTCGATAGGGCCGACGATGTGCTGATCGATGGTCAGCGCGACGGCGTCGCTGCCGACGACGGTCGAGGCCGTCACGATACCGATGAGTTTCACCGAGTAGCCCCACTTGACCGGGTTGAACCAAGTCGTGTGGCAGTTTCCCCAGTCGCCAGACAAGCCGGTCGACATGGCGTCGTAACCGACCATCTTCTGCACGTTCATCTTGTTGACGTACTCCGAAGGGCCGGTCTCAGAGAAGATGGTATTCTCGATGGAATCTCCAGACTTGAAGATGGACACGAAAGGAACCTCAGCATTCAACAGCGCGGAGTCGGTGTCGTCGTTCGACTGGTTGATGTCGAACTTGCTGATCGTGACGTAGTAGGTGCCTGGGGAGGTGATATTGTAGTATCCATTAGCCTCCATCCAGATGGTCGAATTACTTGTTCCTTGGGTGACGGAGATTCCGCTACCAAGGACTGCGGT